AGCGCCGAAATACCTCCGAGGCAAGCCCAAAAATATCAGGTGGTCATGAAATTAGAAATTGAGTACATACCGATAGCAGAAATCAAGCCGTATGCGGCCAATGCTAAGAAGCACCCGCAAAAGCAGATTGAGCAGATAAAAGCAAGCATAGAGGAGTTCGGATTCAATGACCCCATAGCTTTATGGAACGGGGAGATCGTCGAAGGTCACGGCCGGTATCTGGCAGCGCGTGGGCTACATCTGGATCCGGTTCCGGTGCTGCGGCTGGATGACCTGACGGACGAACAGCGGAAGGCATACGGACTCGTTCACAACAAACTGACCATGAGCAGTGGTTTTGATACTAAGCTGTTGGAGCTTGAGCTCGACAACTTGCAAGGGCTTGACATGGAGCAGTTCGGTTTCGACTTGCCGGGTATTGATGAGCTGGATCTGAGCTATTACGGCGATGAAAGAGAGCGGACAAACAATGCTTACAATCTCGGACTAATAGACACCGACAACATGACGGACGATTTTTGGCAAATGCCGATAATCAGAAACGACAATTATGTGCCGGATGAGCTAATCGGGTTCAACTATGCAAAGACAAGCAAGAATAAGGACGTCGGGATTCATTTTTACATAGACGATTATCAGTTTGAACGGATATGGAACTATCCCGAAAAGTACATCAGCGTTCTGAGCGAATACGAATGCATTCTGAGCCCTGACTTCAGCCTATACATGGACATGCCGATGCCGATGAAGATCTGGAACGTATACAGGTCGAGGCAGATAGGCGCGTTCTATCAGAGCATGGGAATAAAGGTGGTACCAACACTGTCATGGGCTGAGCCGGAAACGTACTGCTTTTGCTTTCAGGGCGTTGAAAAGGGCTCGGTCGTATCAGTGAGTACAGTAGGCGTAAAAAACAGCGGAGAAGCTAGAGAAATATGGTCAGACGGCATGAAAGAGGCCATAAGGCAGATTGAGCCGTCGATGATCTTGGAATATGGCGGAGATATCGGCTTTGATTACGGAGATATCCCCGTAAGAAGATACAACAATCAAGTTACAGATAATTGGCGTAAAAGGTGACAACATGGGTGGAAGAGGTTCAAGAAGTGGAGGATTCGGAGTCGGTGGCGGCGGATTCGGTGCAGCCGGCGGTGTAGGCGGTGCGTTATTCGGCACGCCTCAGGCGGTGACGCCGCCTCCAGTACAGAACGGTCAGCCGGTACCGGCGATAACAATACAACAGCTTCAGAGCATGAATGATCAGGAATTTGCAACGTATATGAACGGGCTGAAGAGCACACCGATAGACCCGCTCACATATTATAATAATGATTGGGACACTCAGAGGCTTGTCGCAAACATGCCGGAGCTGAACAGGGCACCTCAGATCGCAGACGCGCAGACTTTCGCGGCCATGAAGGGCGAGACCATTTACAGAACGGTCAATGCGAGCGGAGCAGATACCGCTGTTGATATCTGTGCCAGAACGATGACAAGCGATGTAACGACTATTGGAGAAGGGCGAATGGGCGACGGTTTCTATTTCGCTAACAGCCTGAGCGGGTCGCAAGCATATGGCTATTCCAGAAATAATATCAACAGGACAGCAACAATGACAGCAAAACTCAACTCAAATGCAAGGGTCGTATCAGAGAGCCGTCTTAATCAGATGCTTTCAAACGAGAAACCGGCGGTCAGAAATGCGGTTCGCAGAATGAGTAGCGGCGGGTCATGGTCTGGCGATTCAGGGCTTATGGCTTATGCGCTGTATAAAGGTTATAACGTTGTAAATTCAAGCTCATATTACAATGTTATCGACAGAAATGCGGTCACGTTCTCAGGTGATCTAGCAGTTATGAGATAAGGAGGAACGACATGGCAAAGACGAACGGCTACACGGTCACGAAGGCAGATGCAGCAAGGCTCAAAGCGAAAGATGCCAAAATGACACCGGCACAGAAAAGAGCGACAAGCAAGAACCTTGTTGAAGCAAATACAGCGGCAAACAGGATGAAATCTAAAGGGAGATAGTGTATAATTATGGGTGGCAGAGGAGCAACAGCGGGCGGCAGAGGTGCCGGCCTCGGTGGCGCTGGCGGCGCGGCGGGTGCGTTTACAGTTACCACAAACGCTAACGGCGGAGTGACTATCACACCGAATGCAAACGCGCAGAACGCACAGAATTTTACGAGTGCAGGGAGCGGAATAAGCGATGTTAATTCACACACGACTTATTTCACGCCGGCGGACATGGCTACGGTCAGCGATAGGAATACGGACGGCTATGCAATCGCGCAGAGATCCGGCAAATATGTCCCGGTAGGGTATTATCAGACTGGATATTATTCAAACGTTAATAGCGAGCTTAGAGACATGGCAAATGGTAGGCGTCAAAACCTGACTCCACAGACACAGAAAGTCGTTGACGCTATGGACAGAAACATGCAACCGCTTAATGCGCCGATGGACACCGTAAGGTGGACAGACACAACGGCATTGGCTGATAATGTCGGTATGAGGGGCGCAACAAAGACTCAGATAATAAATAGGCTGTCACAGGGTGACGCTATCTCAGTCAAGAACGACTATACATCGTCAAGCTGGAATCCGAAAGATAACGCTGTTGCCGGAAATGCTGGCCGTTATGTGCGTATGGATATGCACTATTCTAAGGGTGCGCTGGGGCAGTTCTCACCAACACGAAAAGAGGGCGAGTTCGTAGGAGCTAGAGGCGTGGCACAACGTTACAGTAACGCAAGAATCGAGCGGACGCTTGTGCAAAATACGCAAGGCAGGAGACAATACGCGGATGTACTTGTTGTCGATGTTTATGTCGACTGATCAATGGAGGTAAATAATGGCTGAAAAATTCACAACAAAGACGCCGCCTAAGAGCCAGATAGCTAAGGCGCCGACAAGAAGAGAAAGAATAACAGACTTTTCCACAGGATCAAGCGGAAAAGTTACATGGGTGCCTAAAAGGACACCGGCGAAGAAATCAAAATGATTGATATTGAGACAATCGCAAAGGATGAGGAGCAGAGACTAAAATCTCTGCTTTTTTCATGCGGAATATCAGAAAAGAGAATAGAAATGCTCGGTTCGGTCATAGAGAACACGGCGTGGATGAAAGCAAAGCTGGATGACACGCGAGAGCAGATCCGAAACACGAGTGTAGCGATCCCGTATGATAACGGCGGCGGGCAGGCCGGTATCCGAGAGAACCCGCTATTCAAAGGGTACTCGGGATTGTGGAAAAGTTACATGAGCGGGATGAATACCATCATGGGACTTTTGCCAAAAGAAGCGGCTGAAGCCGAGGCCGCACAGATAGAAAAGCCTAAGACGATGCTCGAAATGGTAAGGGATAAACACAAGAAATGATGCAAGGCAGTCAGGAGCCGAGAATAAAAATAGAGCCTGAGAGAGCCGCAACGGATGGAACGGATGCGGCTCTTTTGATGCGCGAATATGGGTGCGTGCTCGATGAGTGGCAAAGCAATGTCATTGATTGTTGGCTCGGAAGGGATGAAAACGGTCAGTACAACGTCACATCAGCGGGGCTCACACTCCCGAGGCAGAACGGCAAGAACGTGTGCCTTGAGGCGCGTGAGTTTTTCGGGCTTGTGGTAAACGGCGAGAAGATACTGCACACAGCACATCAGGTACGGACCGCAAAAAAGTCGTTCAGAAGGCTTGCGGCGATGTTTACAGACAAAAGACATCCTGAGGTTACGGATATCGTCAAACAGATACGATACACCAACGGTGAGGAGTGCATAGAGCTTGACAACGGCGGTGTAATCGAGTTTTCTGCGAGATCACGGCAAGCGGCAAGAGGTTTCGACGGCATAAGCCTTGTCGTGTACGACGAAGCACAGGAATTGACCGATGATCAGGTTGAAGCTATCATGGCGACTCTGTCAGCGTCGGCGACGGGCACACGTCAAATCATATATACGGGGACTCCGCCTTATCCGGGCTGTCCGGGAGACGTATTTCGCCGCAGAAGGGCCGTTTGTACTTCTGATGCTGGAAAGCACGATAGCTGGCATGAATGGAGCGTAGAGGCCGATTCTTTAGAAGGCATCAACGTAACAGATACATCGCTATGGTACATGACGAACCCGGCATTAGGGATTCGACTAACTGAGGACTTCACTTCTGAAGAATTGCGAACAATGTCAGCGGACGGATTTGCGAGAGAAAGACTCGGATGGTGGTCGCCTGAAGTGAAGCGCGAAGCCGAGTACGCGATCCCGCAGGAGATCTGGGACGCGTGTAGCAGCGAAGATCCGAAGCCGGAAGGGAAGACCGCATACGGTGTGAAGTTCTCCGGCGATGGTTCGACTGTTGCGCTATGCGGAGCCGTAATACCGAAAACAGGAAAAGCGAGAATATCACTTATTGAAATACAGCCAACGGGCCGGGGCATAAGATGGCTTGCGGAGTGGCTTAATGAAAGACATAAAAAGGCTTGTTGCGTGGTCATAGATGGCCGAAATGGTGTCGATGTGCTTGTTGAACAAATCGCGGGCACATGGCGTTATAAAGGGTCGGTCATAAGGCCGAGCTTGAGGGAAATGATAGCGGCGGTCAGCACACTGACCAACGCACTCAATGAACAAGAGGTAACGTGGTTCTACCAGCAACAAGCTTTACGAGAAAGCGCAATAACGGCCACAAAGAGGCCGATTGGAGGCGGATGGGGATTCGGTGGAGAGTCCTCAACAGCTATAGAAGCGTGTGCGCTTGCGTTATGGGGCGCACGCAACAGCAAGAGAGATCCTAGCAGAGAAATGAGGATTGGGTAAATGGAATTATTAATTGCACCGCAGAATGTAATCGGGCTCGGAGAAAAAGAGCATGAAATGCTTGATAAGCTCCTGACGGTCTACCAAAATGCGACGTCAAAAAACGAAATCAAGGACAGATATTACGAGGGCAAAATCCCGCTTGGAGAGGTCAATCTCGGAATAGCACTCCCGAACGGAATGAGCGGCCTTGAAATCGGGTGCGCGTGGGGCTCAAAGACTGTCGATGTCCTAGCAAGCCGTTCGATGTTTGACGGATTCGTTGGAGAAAACGGTGAAGAGGTCGAAGAGCTGACGAGGATAGTCAGAAATAACAATCTCTTGGCTGAATATCCGAAAGCGTGCCGTGATGAGCTCAAAATCGGGTGCGCGTTTGCAACGCTGTCCGCAGATAAGAAGATACGTTGCCGTATAAGATTCCATTCGGCGAAATCAGCGGCGGCTGTATGGGACGGCGAAAAAGGGCGTATAGCATACGGATTTGCCATAACAGATACGGCACCGAGCAACGACGATGAGCATGTATGGGAACCGTCGATGCTGAACCTTTACACCGATGACGCTATATGGGTTCTCAAAAGGAACGATCAGATATGGAGAGCGGAAAAGCATCCGCAGAAGATGGGCCGGCCTTTAATGGAGCCGCTTATCTATAATCCGACAAGCTCAAAGCCGTTCGGTCAGTCAAGGATAAAGGAGCCTATCAGAAGACTCATACAGGGTTATGTGCGAACGATAGCCAATGCAACAATAGGCCTTGAGTTTTCGACAGCACCGCAGAAGTATCTGCTTGGACTGACAGACGATCAGTATGACAAAGTAATAAATCAGAAATTTAAGCAGTATGTCGGGAGCATCCTTGCATCAACGGTCAACCCGGAGACGGGAGAGAAGCCGTCGTTCGGTCAGCTCCCACAGGGAAGCATAGCACCGCACGTCGAGATGCTGCGGATCTTGTCTACACAATTCAGCGCAGCGACCGGACTGACAGTCACCGACACAGGTGTGGTCAATGATGCGAACCCGACAAGCTCAGATGCAATACTCGCACAGTCGCAGACACTTGTCTCGATGGCGGAACAGCTCAATGAGCGGA